GGCACCAACGCAGCCCCAACAGGCCAGGGTCTAACAGATGTGGACACGCTCAGGGCACGGGGTGTCACTGTAATCGTAAATGGAGAGTAGGACAACGGTAATGGAGAATTTCTTTGCACAACACTTTGAACTTGCGCCAACGATGATTTACAGCCTCATCCTTGTTGTCTGCTGGTTTATGATCCGGGCGATTAAAAAAATTGATGCGAACCAGAGCAAGTTGTTCGAAATGTACGGCGCCATGGACAGGCGGCTCTCAAAGCTCCAAGGGGCGCACGACGCAATTCAGAGTATGGGTGGACATAAGAAATGATCATTACCGACGACCTGAGAAATCTACTGATCCGGCATGAGGGGCTAAGGCTCAAACCGTACCAGTGTCCGGCGGGGAAATGGACAATCGGGGTCGGCCATAACATGGGTGCCAACCCTCTTCCGGATATGATCCAGCACCAACTTGATACATTTGGGTCGATCACCGAAGACATGGCAATGGAACTGCTCGATCATGATCTTCTGGATGCAATTTTTAATTGCCGGCGCCTTTATCGGGATTTTGAAAAGTTTACCGATCGGCGCAAGATGGCCCTTGTGGATTTCCTTTTCAATGTCGGGATGAGGACGGCCAGGACATTCGAGCGAACGAACCGAGCGATCAACCGGGGAGATTGGGAAGCGGCGGCACAGGGATTTGAAAAGAGCCTGTGGTATAGGCAGGTAAATCACAGGGTAGTTGAAATTGTTTCCATGATCCGGGAGGGATGACGAGAGCCGGAAGCGGAAAGAAAGGAAAACGATCATGATCAAGAAATATTTCAAGGCTCGGCTCCGGGAAGTATCCACCTGGAAGGGGATTATCTCAATCGCCTGCGGTATCGGCCTGCTCAATTTCACGGATGCACAGGCGGACGCAGTGGCAGCGGCCATGGTTGCCATCTATGCGGCACTGTCAACCTTTTTCCCGGACAATGTCAATGCAACCAAGTCCTGAGAGGCCGGAAGACAAAAAGGTGTCCATCGAGGCGTCAAAACGCTTCTGGTGCAATTGGGACGCATGGCTTGAGAAATTATTCAAACGCCCGAAAGGAGGCAAGGAAAATGAAAACCTTTTCACTGATAGTGCAGTTGATTCCGTCACTGATAACCCTCGTGAGGGACATCGAAGGGGCGATTCCTCAGAGCGGCCAGGGAGCGGCGAAGCTGGCGGCTGTCCGGGGGATTCTGGAAGCGACTTATGAGGGAATCGCGGAAGTTTGGCCTGCCGTCGAGAAGGTCATTTCCACCCTGGTGACTCTGTTCAACACGACCGGCCAGTGGCGCGGCTAAGGAACTATCAATGATCGAAAGCAGAAGAGGATTTTATAAATTCCTATCCCTATTCGCCGCGGCGTGCATCGCGTACATGGCCGTTGCTTATAGGGTAATCGAAAAGATTGTGAGGCGACGAACTTACCTGCTGATCTTGTGCCTCGTCCTCTCCGGGTGCGCTTCCCTCACCTACACGGCCCCGGATGGCACGACGGTCACTTATACCCGATTCATGACCGGGAGTGACACCATTAAAGGCAAGGCCGGGAACGCCACGATTGAGAGCAAGGGGCAGAAGGCGATAGACCCGGCGACACTTGAGGCAATCCTGAATGTTCTGGGGGCGGCGAAATGAAAATTGTCCAGTATGTAGCCCCGACATTAGAACCTATTTCCAGGGCGGAACTGCTTACCCACTTGAAGTTGGATAGTGGCACCTTTGACGGCAATCTGACCCTGACGCAATCATTGCCATATGCTTCTAATGGAATAAGCGCCCTCGGAGCATACACCCATCTTGGAACCGGGATTGACGTACTCGGGAAGCAGGCCGATGTCATTGTTCACCACGGAACCAATGGCGCAACGGGAACGGTTGACACAAAGATTCAGGAGGCCGATGCCCTCGCTGGCCCCTACACCGACTGGACGGGGGGCGCGTTTACTCAAGTCACGACGGCGAACGACAATCAGGATTACAAGAAAGCCTATACCGGATCAAAACAGTATATCAGGACGGCCTCAAAGGTCTTATTGGCCGCCTGTGATTTTGGTACGTCCGTTCTTGTCAATTCGGCTGTTACCTCCGAGGATGACGATTTAACGGACCTGATACCGGAAGGGAGGCAGGAGGTTGAGGACTTAACATCAAGGGCGCTTTTAACTCAAACTTGGGACTACTATCTTGATTCATGGCCCTGCGATAATGCCATCAAATTGCCCTTTGGAAATCTCCAGACGGTGACATCGATCAAGTGGAAAGACACGGACGGGACGGAAACGACCTTGACCCCCACGACAGATTATCTGGTGGAAACGAATGGCGAGGGGATCGGAAGAATTGTTCTGCCTTATGGGGAGAGTTGGCCGACCGGGACGCTTTATCCCTCAAACCCAATTACGATTCGTTACGTCTGCGGGTGGACTTCGGCGGCTTTAATCCCTAAGAACATCAAGCGGGCTGTAAAATTAGCCTGTGAGGATTCCTATTATCACGGGAACCGTCACGATGTCTTGAGTCCGGTCATTAAAAATTTAGTGAGAAATTATAGGCTATTCGATGAGTTTTAAGCCCACAAGCCCGGATGAATTGAATAAGCGAATCACGTTACAGGCCCAGACAAAAACATCGGATGGAATGGGCGGCTTTGCCGTAACCTGGACAGACATGGCGACGCTTTGGGCGGCAATATGGCCTGTTTCGGCGAATGAGATTATCCAGGCTCAGGCCCCAGCGATGGTTGTTTCTCACCGGATCAGGATTCGCTATCGGAACGTCCTGAAAGCAAACTGGCGGATCAAGTACGCAGACCGCTATTTTAATATTGTGAGCATTATCGATCAGAACATGGCGCACGAATGGCTCGATTTAATGTGCAAGGAGGCGGCGAGTTGACAGATTCTGCCGACATCTTAACAAACTTTACGACGGCCCTTTATTCAAAGTTTACGGCCTTGACCGCAGGGGTTCATAACGACTTCTACAACGCTGTCAATGGCCAGCTTTTTGAAGATAAGGTTCCTGCTGGGGCAGCCTTTCCATATGCGGTTTATGAGGTTATTTCCGCACCAAAAGAGAAGACATTTACCGAAGAGTTCAGAGAAATCTACATCCAACTGTCCATTTTCTCATCGGCGTCCAGTTCGGCGGAAATTAAAGATGCTTACGCTCATGCGACAGCGCTGTTTGATGAGTGCGCTTTGACGATGACCGGGGGAACGGTTTTAAGGATGTACGAAATAAATTTAGTAACAATGACGGAGGAAATGACGGTTGCGGATGCGACGGAAACAATTCGACACTACGCAATCGACTATTCAATTTTAATCGAGAAAACTTAACAAAAAAGGAGACACGATCATGAGAGTAAACAGACAGTTAGGCGTAAACACGGCGATTGTCCTGAAATACGGGACGGCGGATCAGGCGACCATCAAGGGGTTGAATCAGCTCACCCTCCCCTCGCTGGTGAGAACGAAAATCAAATCGGAAGAGTTCGGGGTGGACTTTGCTGTAAACGATGTCGGTGGTGGTGAGCATGGCGATATTTCCTACGGCGGGAACATGGTCGTAGGGGATACCAAAGGGCAGGACCAGTTAAAGGCTTATCTCAAAGCCAATACCAAAATCACCGATGTTCGTTTCTACATCGACACGGTTTTGGGGCATTTTCTGGCCGCCGATACGGCGCAGGACCCCGAAGCCGGGTTTCAGGTGATCAACCACACTCCCGGTCAGGCAACCAAGAACGGGACTTACCCCTTCTCCGGCGCATTCGCTGTCAACGGTCTCTATGCCATTTTTACGGTCCATATGACGGATGCTGCCGTGCCTACACTGGCCTTTGTCGCATCAGCAACGCCGCTAACGGTAGGTGCTACCATCACCGATTCGGCAAGCGGATTTGTGGATGCCGGGTTTAAGGCAGGGCAAACGCTGATCATCGAAGGGGCGACCACGGCAAGCAATAACGGAACGTATCTGATCAAGACGGTTGAGGCAGGAACAATCACCCTCGACATTGCCGGTGCGGTCAGCCAGCTTTCTTCGGAGGCTTCTCCTGGCGTAACCTGCAAACTCCACGCCGGTACTCTGTAAGCCTGAACAGGCGGAAAGGATTGGATTCATGGTTTTCGACTTAGAAGAATCTCAAACAGGTGTCTGGTTTGAAATGGAAGGCGGGGGCCGGGTACAGCTTCGAGTCCCCGGCCTGTCAGATTGGAACGATATCAGAAAGGCCACTGTTACTAAGGTTCCATTTGTCCATGAGGGGGCCGGGAAGCCGGTCCTGCTGGAAAGGGAAGTCGTCAACGAAGAACTTCAAATGAAGATGCAGTTGGATGCCTCTATTGTGGCATGGGATGGATTTCTTGACGGAAAGGGGAATCTCATCCCCTGCAACCCGGAAATGAAAGTGGCCTTGATGTCCCTGAAGGACTCGACATTTCGGGACTTTTACAACGAGAAGATGGCCGTTCTTATCGAAGCGGAGAAGGGCAAGAAAGCGTCATCTGAAAAAAACTTATCGACTTTGCAATCTGGCGATCCTGCATCGGAAGGCTAGATTGCGAAGCGTGCCGGGCGGCGTATCAGGCGGCTAATACGAAGTTGCCGTTTGAGAGCGGGGATGTTCAAAATGCGGAGCCGCCATGCAACACATGCCGACCGGAAGACCCTTTTCCGGAAAACCTCACGGCGTTTGAAGTATGGGGCCGGTGTGGGGATGAGTGGATCACGGCGGGGATGGACGGGATCAGGATAGCCATTCCAAGCCAGTCGATAGAAGCGGCTATGAACATCACCGGGCTATGGGACAAGCGTGAACGGCAAGAGGTTTACGACCGAGTAAAGAGGATAAGCCGGGTCATTGTTGCGGAGATAAACAAAGAACGAGCAAAAAGGGCGAATGATGAGAGTTGAGAACTGGCACAGCAAGGAAATTTTCAAGGCTATCGAAGACCGGGCCGTGGATAATGCAAATGCCGTTATGGATGATGTCGCCGCGGAGGCAAAAGCGAAATGCCCTGTCGATCCAGTTACTTTTAGAGAGGGTAAATTCTCAAAAGCCCATGTTTCGTTCACTCCCAAAACCGGACGGAATAAAGGCAATCTCGTTTCCTTCGACACAGAATATCGTTGGATGGGCCGGGCTCCTGGGAATCTCCGCGATACCATCCGTCGCGTGAATAAGCCGGGAAGTGGGAATATCCGCGTTTATGCCGGTAACTTCAAGATCTATTGGGCCTTCATGATTGAAAAGGGCTACCACGACAGGGGGGGCAGGTATCATGCCGGTGTCCATTTTCTTCAAGCTCCATTTCACCGGGTTAAGATGAGCGTTATCAACCGGATCAAAAACGGCGGGGTGTTGTAATGGCTGAGCGATTAGGCACAATCTTTGTTGAGCTTGACCTCGATGCCACAAAATTCGAGAAGGGTCAGAAGGCCGTACTTGAACAGTCACGTTCGACAAGCCTCAGTGTGGAAAAAAACTGGAAATTACTCGGTGAAAAATCAGACACTATTTACCAGGCCATGGCAAATGGGGCGATCAATGCCTATAACATGATTTCCAATCGGGCCAAGACCTCGGCGGAAGAACAGTTCCGAGCGCAATCCGCCTTTGTGTCGAAAATAAATACCCTCAATACGCAGGTGGCGCAGAATCCCCTTTATGACACGTTGGGGATTAAGTCCGTCGCTTCCATCAACGCGCAGAAAGCCGCCATTATCGCCTCTTACGACACTATCAAGACTTCGGGAACGGCCTCCGCTCAGGACCTTATCAACATCGAACGCGCCAAAAACTCCAAGCTCGCGGCCCTCAATAAGGAGATGGTTGGGGATCACGAAATGAGCATGGCCGCGATGACAAGAGCCATCCTGCGGTTTTATGCCGCTTATTATGTCGTTTCCAATGCCGCGATGAGTATCGGAAGGTTGTTTGCCGGGGGCGTTAAGGCCATTGACGACTTGAAGACCTCCACGATTGCCGTCGCCGCGCAGATTACCAATATGCAGGGGGAAAGCGGGGATGTCGTCGAGAACTACAAGAACAATCTGAAATACGCCGAAGCGCTGAACGTCAAGATGATGGAAATAGACGCCAACTCTTTCGCCAACTATCAGCAAATCATCCTGATGAACCGGGCGATGAATCAGCATGGCGTCATTCTCGACCTGAACAAGCAAAAACAGGTTGATGCTTTCACGGCGCTGACAAATACCATCGCTCTATTAACTGCCGGGCAGGGCCAGGAACAGCAGGCATCGCAGGAAATGAACGCGCTCATGTCCGGGCAAGTGAAAACGACAGACAGAGTCGCCAAAATGATCGATTCCCTGATTAAGAAGCAGGGCGATTACAAGGACGGGCTCAAGGAATTGGTTAAGGAGGGTGAAAAGCACGGTGACACCCTTGAACGCTTGCAGCCTTACCTTGTCGGCGTTGCCGCTGCGTCCGGGGATATTTCAAAGACCTGGATGGCCGTCGGCTCTTCCATCGAGACGGCATGGGGGATTCTGCAACGGAGCGTGTTTGCCGATTTTTACAAGGAACTGGTCACAAGCGGCCAGGATGCCGTTGAATGGGTAAAACGAAACGCCGATGAAGTGGCCCGGTATATCAAGATCGGATTTAATGCCGTATCGAATATCATTCAGGGGATTTGGGGCGTCCTGAAAGGGTTTGCGCCTCTTGCCAAAGATTTTGGCATGGCCGCCGGTTTGGTTGCGTATGGATGGGGCGGCGTGTTCGCCGCCTTGAAGCCAATCGGGGAATTAATCGGCAATCAAATTGCTTTGACGTACGATCTTGTCAAAATGATCGGCAATGCCGCAGTAGCGTTAGGCGCTCTCATTGCCCGACAACCGGAAGCGGCAAAAGCGGCATGGGCTGAGGCAAAGAAAAATTACGCCGAAGTCGAGAGACTGAGCATCCGGCAGTATGAAATCGTGAAAAATGGGATTGCCGATTCTGTCGCGGCATATGCAAAGCAATATGAGGCAGCGAAAAAGGCGACAAGCGTGGGCATTAACACGCCGAAAATAAAAGGGGGCGCTGGCGGTGAAGATGAGGCCGGGGCCATCAAAAAAGCCGCCGACGAATACGCCCGTCTTTCGGAAAAGATGCGCGAATACCGGAGATCCGTCGCTGAAAAGAGTGAAATGGAGGGCATGGGGGAGCTCCGAAAAACGCTATATGAAAACCAGTTGGCGGCAGAGAAGTTAATCGAAGAGGCCAATAAATTAACCGGGGCGGAACGGGACCTGACGATTGAAGCCATCAAGCAAGAGCAGGCCATGAAAGACAAGATCGCCGTTTCCAAGGAAACGGAAGCGCAAAGGAAGTTGGCCGTCGATGGCGTTAAAAAAGAGACGAATGAAATTATAAGCGCTCAGAAGGACCGCCTTAATGCCGAACGGGACATCTATAAAGACCTTCGCGGATATTCCGAGAATTACTATGATGCCACGATAACAATGATTGAAGAACAAGCCGCAGCATACCGCAATCTTGGCATTGATGAAGTTGCCGTTTCTGCATGGGTAACGGAAGAGCTTTATAAAGCAGATATTAAAAGATTGCAAGATAGCGATTCGTATTTCGACGGCTGGAAGGCCGGACTTCTTCAATTACAGCATGACGTTATGACTTTCGGGAAGGCCGGAGAGGAAATGTTCAAGTCTTTCTCCGAAAATTCAAAAAGCACCCTTTCCAATGTCCTCTTTGACGGCATGAAAGGCGAGTATCAATCTTTTATGGATTATTGGGAATCGTTCACCGATGCGCTTTTGAGGAAATGGACCGATACCATGGCGCAGATGCTTGTCGATTGGGCGATGACTCAGGCGCAGATGGAAGGATCAGGCGGATTGAGCGGATGGTTGAACTCTGCGGCCAGTGCAATTGGTTCTATCTTCGGCGGCGGGTCAAATCAGGCGGCCCTTGAAGCAAGTGGCTTTCAGGGATCATATTCATTGATGGGGAATGCTGATGGTAATGCTTTCCAGGGCGGGAACGTCCTCGCTTTTGCAAATGGTGGAATCATCAATCGGCCAACTCTATTCCCCATGGCGCAAGGCATGGGCCTGATGGGTGAAGCGGGACCGGAGGCGGTTATGCCTTTAACCAGAACCGCAGGCGGCAAACTCGGGGTCGAGGCATCCGGGGGCGGCAATCATGTCAACATCAACATCATCAACAATAACGGCTCCGATGTGTCAACGCAACAATCCGAGACATCCCAGGGATTGCAGCTCGATGTAATGATCGACCAGGCCGTAGCCAAGAAGCTCGGGCAATCCGGGACCGCCTCAAACCGTGCGATGAAGAATACCTTCGGAGCGAAGGAAAGTTTGGTGACGCGATGAGCATTCCAGCATGGCCGACGACATTACCGCAGCGATTGCAAAGGAATAATTACGGGGAATCGCCCGGAGAAAATCAGCTCAGATCGAACATGGATGCGGGCCCGGCCAAAATGCGGCGGCGGGCAACATCGGCACCGAGAAAGATTTCCGGGACTATTCTATTAAGCCTTGCGGAACTGGCGTATTTCAAAACGTTTTATATTACGACTTTATTGGATGGCACGTTGCGCTTCACCTGGAATGATCCGACGGACTCAACGACCACCGTCGAAATGCGTTTTACCGAAGCCCCGTCATGGTCGGCAGAAAATATTAAATTTCGCGTTTCCATGTCCCTGGAGATTCTACCATGACCACGTCCGTTTCACTCAATTTTAGACAAGAAGCATATGCCGCCGAAACAGGCCGCGTCCTCATTGCACTGATCACTCTTGATCATGCAGACCTGACGACGCCGATCCGCATATCGACCGACCCGACGCAACGCCTGACGGAATATACCACCGACGCGGATATTGTTTACGGGACGGTATCGAGGGGGAATACCTTCATTTTTCTCCCCGTCCGTTTGAAACTCCCCGATGATACCGATGCGGGGCCTGGAGAAATGACGATTGAGATCGACAACGTGCACCGGGATTATACCGCCACGATCAGGAGCATCCATTCCCCGGTAACGGTAACGGTCGAACTGGTCATGGACAACACCCTTGACACCGTCGAGGCGCAGTGGCCGGAATTTCTTTTGACGGACATCGAGTATGACGCCTCTGTTATCACCGGGACGATGAAAATGGAAACGCTGGAACGGGAGCCATTCCCCGCCGGGACCTTCGCACCGTCCTATTTCCCCGGCTTATTTTAGCTTATGTGGACCGATGATTACATAGAGATACCTTTTCTCCCCGATGGCCGTGACCGCAATGGATGCGATTGCTGGGGCCTTGTCTGCCTCGTTTATCGGGAGAAGCTCGGGATCGAGCTCCCGGAGTACAAGGGCGTCTTTGAAGCGCAGACTATCGCCCAGCTAAAGAATGTCGCCCGGGTCATGGAACGGGAAAAAGAGTCATGGGTGCGCGTAGAAAAACCACATGAGTTTGATGTGGTCATGATCCGATCCGGTGCCTATGCCTGGCATGTCGGGATCGTCATCGACCGACGCCGGATGCTGCATGTCATGTCCGGGATCAACTCGACCGTCGAAGAGTACACCGGGATGGACTGGAAAAACAGGATTGAGGAGTTTCGCCGCTATGTTGCAAGCTGAGGAATGCCGAGACATAATCATCCAGCCGACGCCATTCAGGGCCCCAAAGGTCATGACTGTATGCCAGGGCATGACTATCAAGCAGATCATCGACCAGATGTACGATGCAAACGGCGTCCCGATTGAATGCCGGGATTATCAGGTCATGGTCGAGATCGACGGCGAACCCCTGCCCCGCGACAGGTGGGGGATGATCGAGCCGGACCGGGATGCCCATGTCCTGATCCATGCCCTTGTCCATGGCGGGGGCGGCAAAAAGAACCCTCTGCGGACCATCCTTTCGATTGTTGTGGTGGTGCTGGCGGTTGCGGCTTCTGTCTATTTCCCGCCCGCGATGGGGCTCGTGAAGGGGTCGTTGGCATATGCCTTTGCTAGTGCCGCCGCCGCCACAGTCGTCTCCACCGCCGGGATGATGCTCGTCAACGCCATTGCCCCCGTCCGTGCAGCCACGGTATCGAGCAATTCACAATCCTATTCCGATTCATCCACGTATTTCATTCAGGGTGCATCAAATCAGATGCAGCCATTCGGGACCGTCCCTGTAATTTTGGGAAAACACCGCTTCACGCCGCCGTTGGGGACCGCCCCTTATACGGAATTGCTCGGCTCGGATGAATATCTCCGAATGCTTTTTATCTGGGGATATGGCCCGCTCAAAATAGAGGATATCAGAATCGGAGATACGCCTATTGCATCTTACGATGAGGTGGAGATTGAAACCGTCGAGGGGCGCTCGACCGACGCGGCCCTGACCCTCATGCCCGGAGTGGTCCATACTGAATCTATCGGCATTGAATTAAATCAGGCGGACAGCGCAACCATACGGACAGCGGAGGCCCTTGCGGATGAGTTAAGCGTGGATATCGTGTTCCCCTCCGGCCTTGTGTATATTACCAACTCCGGCGGGCGCTCGTCCCTGACGGTATCCGTGACGGTGCAGTACCGGGAGGCGGGGACCGCCGACGCATGGACCACGGCATACACGTTCACCGTGACCGATAAAACGACATCCGCAGTACGAAAGGGCTACAAGTGGCGGGTTAATAATTCGAAACAATACGAGGTCGCCCTGCACCGTACGACCGCCGACACCGACGATGACCGTACCATGGACACGGTAACGTGGTCTGTTCTGCGATCCATCAAGGACATGTCGCCCGTTCCCTTCCCCTATCCGCTGGCTATGACCGCTTTAAGAATCAAAGCGACGGACCAGCTTCAGGGTGTTATCGAAAACCTGTCCGGACTTGTATCCTCATACGGTGAGGTCTGGGACAGTGGAACCGGTACATGGGGCGGGGATGCGGTCACACAAAACCCAGCGGCCCTTTTTCGTCTGGTCCTGATGCACCCGGGAAATGCACGGTCCCGAACCGCCACGCAGGTCAATGACGCAACCCTGGGTGAATGGTACGAGTTCTGCGATACTCAGGGATATAAGTTTAATATGGTCCGGGATTTCCGGGCGTCCGTCTGGGATACCCTGGCGGACATTGCGGCGGCGGGCCGGGCGTCCAATGTGCTCACGGATGGATTGTGGGGCGTCACATCGGACAACAAGAGCAAGCCTATTTCGCAGCATATCACCCCCCGTAACTCCTGGGGATTTAAGGCAAATAAAACGCTCTTCCATCGACCCCACGCCTTTAGAATCAAATTTAATAATGAGGATGAGGATTACGCGAGTGATGAAAGAATCGTCTATGACGACGGATACACATCCGCAAACGCAACAAATTTTGAATCCATCGAGTTTCCCGGCATAACGGACCCGGATTTGATCTGGAAGTTTGGCCGGTATCATATCGCACAGGCTCGGCTCCGCCCGGAAGAGTACACGCTTTACATGGATTTTGAACATTTGGCGTGCCGGAGAGGATCGAAGGTCCGCGTTTCTCACGACGTGCCCTTGTGGGGCTCCGGGTGGGGACGGGTGAAGTCCTTGACAGTGGACGGGACGGATACAACCGGGGTAGTCCTTGACGATACCGTGCTGATGGAGGCGGGCAAATACTATACTTGCCGTTTCCGCCTGGCCGATACGGACAATACAAGCCTGGTCGTATCGATCGATAATACGCCGGGAGAGACGTCGACGCTGACATTCTCGACGGCTGTCGCCACGGCTACGGGCCCGCAGGTGGGCGATCTTGCCATGTTCGGCGAGGCGGACCGGGAAACGGCAGAGCTGCTTGTTAAAAGCATCTCACGGGCCGATGATCTGGTCGCTCAATTGACCCTGGTGGATGTCTCGGATGCAATCTATGATGCCGACACCGGGCCTATCCCGGCATTTAATACGACTATCACCATGCCGACCGACGTCACCCGCCTTGCTCCGGCGGCTCCGTTTATTTCCGCCGTTGAATCCGGGACGCCCGCCCTGGTCGTGACCGCATCCGGAGTCACGTCAAGGATCTTTGTATCGATCGCGCCATCCGGGGGAACCGTTAGGATTGAAAAATACATCGTGAGATACCGGGAATATGGCGAGTCGGTCTGGTACACGACGGACGCCACATTTGCCAACCCGACGGCGATCATATCCCCCGTTATCGATGGTGTGATCTATGAGATTCAAGCTCGTGCTGTGTCCATATACGGTGTTCCGTCCGCATGGTCCGGCACCACGACGGAAACAGTCATCGGGCAATCGGCAGTGCCGGACAACGTGACCGGGTTTGCCTGTAACGTGGTCGGCAGCGACGCCCACTTGTCATGGGATGCCGTATCGTCTATCGACCTGTCGCACTACCGCATCAGGTGGTCGCCGGTTAAAACGTCCGCATCCTGGACGGGATCGGTTGATGCCGTGGCCAAGGTATCCGGGAGCGCCACGTCAATCACCGTCCCTGCCCTGGTCGGCTCGTACCTTATCAAGGCTGTCGATCATGCAGGGAATGAATCCGCGACGGCGGCAGCGGCGATCACGAACATATCCAGCGTTGCCAATTTTAATTTTATCGAGACAATCACCCAATCATCGCCGTCATGGACCGGAACCGCCGACGATACGGAATATTCATCGGGCGCCGGCGGGATCATTCTCCTGGCCGCGGCGGGTGTTCTCCCCTCGGACGGGACGTATGAACTTTCCGACGTGGTTGATCTTGAGGCCATCTTTCAGTGCCGGGCGACGGGAAGCCTGGCGGTATTGGGGATGGACATCAACGCCGACGATCTTTACGGATTGACCGACCTGTACGCATTGACGAACCTGTATAGCGATGTATCCGGCCTTTTTTCTGCTGGGATCGAGATCCGCACCACCAATGACGACCCCGCGGGATCGCCTACCTGGACAGCATACAAGCCGTTTTTAGTTGGCGATTACACCGCACGGGCTTTTCAGATTCGGCTCAAGCTGACCGGTACGCCCCCCAATATTACGCCGGTCGTGACGTCGGTCACGGTCAATTTCGATATGCCCGACCGAGTTATCGGATTCAGCGCAGCAGTCGGCACGTCCGGGGCGTCAATTTCATTCTCCCCGGCGTTTTACGCGATACCAAAGGTGGGCATTGCCGTAACGGATGGGCAGGAGGGCGACGCCTACACAATGGCAAACCTGTCCGAAACCGGATTTGATATTGCTTTTACCAACGACGGAACCGCAGTGGCGCGAAACATCACGGGAATTGCCAAGGCATATGGAGCGCTCGAAACATAAGGAGGTTTAAATCATGTCTCAAGTTACAAATTACGATATACCGGCCAGCCCATTAACAATGACCGGACTTAAGACGGCGCTGGAAGCCATCTTTGACGCTCTCGGGGATGATAACCGGGGTGCAACGGCCCCGCCAAACCCTTTCGAGGGGATGATCTGGCAAGACACGTCCGGGACGCCGACCGAACTGATTAAAAAATATACGGTAGCTGCCGGGTGGGTGACTTTATTCTCGATCAATATCACAACAGGGGTTGTCACTCCGTACCGTGCCGGTGTCGCTCTCGGGACTATGTCGGTAGAGGCGGCGGCGAACTATGTGACGAAGGCCCTCTTCGATGCACAGTCGATCCTTGCCGCTACAACAGACAACACGCCCGGAGCGGTGACAGTCGCGGCGGATCGAGTGGTAGGGCGAAAAGCGGGCGGGAACATTGACGACCTTACCCTCTCGGAGATCCTTGATTTCATCGGGTCCCCCGCTCAAGGCGATATTCTTTACCGGGATTCATCCGCCTGGGCCCGTCTGCCAAAGGGGGCCGCCGGGCAGGGATTAAAAATGAACAGTACGGCAACGGCCCCCGAATGGGGAACCATGCCCGGCAGAATGAACGTGCTTGCCAAGACAGGTGCTTACACGCTTACGGCGGGGGACTCGGGCAAACTCGTTACTTGCAGTGGTACATTTACGCTCTCCGCAGAGGCGGCAGCGACGCTTGGCGACGGCTGGTGGGTAGCCTTCAAAAACATCGGGACCGGTGTCATTACGTTCAACCCCGACGGATCGGAGGTGTGTTATTCTGAATTTAACACAACATTTACATCCGCCGGCCTGCCCTCGTCCTGCTTTATTGTATGCAATGGGACGTCATTCTTCCTGGTCGCCAACTCTGTATCGCCTAATGTCGCCGGTCAGTGCAAGCTAAGTATTCCCACTGAACTAACATATACGACAACCAGCACAAGTTATGCAAAGCTCCTTGAGCTTTACGTGCCTAAGCCGGGGTCGCTGCGAATCAAATTTACGCTTTGGAGCAACAGCGCATCAGTAACCGCTTATGCTCGGATATATCGCAATGGCATCGCCATTGGAACGGAGCGCTCCAATACTGCCACGAATACCATTTATTCTGAGGACATCTCTGGATGGTCACCTGGAGATCTACTTCAAATATATGCAAAAGTTAGCGCTAGCGGAACGGCGTACGTAGGTAGCATACAGGTAGGGGTCGATTCTCCCTGCAATGTAAGTATGATAATTTAGGGGGCAATAATATGATTAAGTTAGCAGCAGTGGAAAAAGATAAGAACGCAATCATCGAAGAACAATCCATATTAGGGCTCGTCTTGATCGAAGAGCAGAATCATTTCGATGGTAACTTCTTGATTTTTGGAACCGTTGAGGAATATGAGCAAAATATTGGGCCTCTGCCAATACCAGTTACCCCGAAAGAAGAAAAATTAGCCGCTCTTGCCGCCTATCGTTACGCTAAAGAGACGGCGGGTATCACCGTCAACGGAGCTCGGATCAAGACAGATCGGGAGTCTCAGGCCCTAATTGCCGGGGCAAAACTCTATTCCGACCTTAACGAGGCCGTCTTGATCGACTGGAAAGCGGAAAACAGTTGGGTACAGATCAACAGGACTGCGATAATGGAGATTTCTCAGGCCGTGGCCGCTCACGTACAGGCATGTTTCTCGCAAGAGCGGGTACACGCCGAGGCGATAAGTGCCCTCACCACAGCGGCGGAGATTGCCGCTTACGATATCACGACCGGCTGGCCGGCTACCATGTAGCCATGATATAAGTTCCTGGTTCCGTGTGGTACGATCTTCCGACCCCCGTTCAACCGTTAAAATTGAGATATACTACATTGCCGCGCGTTCTCATTCTCCTTCCTATTGTACGGGCAAGTTCATTTTGCGATAGATCGCCCGATGGCGCGACCCTAGATTTAATTAATTGCTGCATTTCCAGAAATTTATCCATATCGACAAAATACCCGTAATTATTTTCTTGACAAGTGCCCAATACGATGTTAATCACAAATCACAGGAGGCATCATGAAAAGAAAATTCAACCCAAACTCAATCCGCATCTTGCGACAAGCACTAAGTCTCACGCAGGAAGAATTCGCTTCAAAGCTCGGCAAATCCTTTTCAAAACAGATAGTATCGCAATGGGAGAATGCCGTACAGATCCCGTCCGTCAGTTCCCTGTTGGCAATAGTCAATACGTTCAATGTTCCTCTGGATATATTTTTTGAAGAGACTGCCGAACACGGTAATAAGCAACATGCCGCATAAGCAGCGGCATAAACTGGTGCGGAATTTTTTCGCCCAACTTTAGGAGATCGCCCCATGAAGGAACTTATCAGAGACTACACCCTGGACAAGTTCAACCTTTTCAACTGCAAGACCGCCCGACGGATCACCTGGGCGATCATGGCTGCTGCGGTCGCGTACTTCGGAATTTCTTTCACTTCTCTCTTGCATTGACCTTCCTTCGACCAAGACGGCGCGTCACGCTCCCCCGGCCAGCCTAGAGCAAAGCGGGGAGCAATCTAAAAGATAAATAAATGAAATATGCGGCAAGGCGGGGCTGGGCGAGGCAAGGCGTGGCTAGGCAAGACAAGACAAGGAACTAATTGATTAAGGAGGAAAAGGAAGAAATGCAGTTGGAAAATGAAATTACAATAAAAGTCCACGATCAGGACTACGGATTTGGCCGGATCGTCCTGCGGCACCACGACGGGACAGTATACCTGGGGGATGATGTCGAGGGCGCGGGAGAGGCGATCAAGGATTTTATTCGGGAAAGGATGGGGAAATGAACGAAGGCGCTCAATGGCTCGAGGAGAGGCGCAAGGGCATCGGGGGCAGTGATGTGGCCGCTATCATGGGCCTGTCCCCCTGGAAAACCCCGTACCGCGTGTATCAGGAGAAACGGCGGGAAGTCGAAGCATGGGGGGGGAACGAACTGACTGATTGGGGCCACCGACAGGAGCCCGTCATCCGCCAGTGGTACAGCGACGCAACCGGAAGAAACGTCTATGTGCCGGAAAAGATCCTCTATCACGGCAAATATCCCCATATGTTCGCCTCCCTCGACGGATACACGGATTGCCGGCGCGTTGTCGAGATCAAAACGGCGCGATCCGGCAAGGACTGGGGAGAGCCGGGGACAAATCAAATACCGGACTACTACGCACTCCAAGTCCAGCACTACATGATTGTAACCGGGTTCGAGGTCGCGGACGTTCCCGTCTCTATCGGCGGAGGGAGCCCTGAGATTTACGAGGTCCCCGCAGACCGGGAATTGCAGGAGATGATTATTGAGGCGGAGGCCGCATTCTGGCAGCGTGTCGTTGATGGCAATCCTCCCGACCCCGTTACCTACGCCGATGCCATCCAGAGATTCGGCGGGATCGAGGCAGAAGGGGATGTTTTGGCCTCGGAGGAAGCCATCCTCACAATCGAGGCCCTGCGATCCGTAAGAGCGGAAATGAAAGAGCTCGAAGGCATGGAGGAGGAATTGAAGGGCCGCCTGATTATCTACATGGGAGATTCCGGGGATGCCATCGTCACTCCCAACGGAAAGCCCCTCGTGACATACAAGCTGGCGCGCGGTCGGGAAACGATCGACGCGAAGGCCCTCAAAAGCGAAATGCCGGAAATCTACCAAAAGTACATCAGGCAGGGCGAACCGTCGCGGCGGTTCCTCCTGAAATAACAGAAGGAGAATTTGTACATGAGCGAAAGCGGAGTTTTGGCCTACACAGGTGCACCACAGTTAGCGACACGCCCCAACCAGAGTCAGGCCCTCGTCGAGGTCGAGAATCAGAGGGCCTTGGCCGAGGTTCAGGGGGCGATAGTGCTGGCAAAGAAATTTCCCCGAAACCAGATCGAATCCCTCGACCGCATCCAAGTTGCATGCCAGCGTCCGGGGTTGGCGGAACAGGCCCTCTATACCTACAGCCGCGGCGGAACGGAGATCACCGGCCCGTCGATCCGATTGGCCGAGGCTATCGCGCAGAACTGGGGAAATGTCCAGTTCGGGGTGAAGGAGCTCGAACAGCGGGGCGGGGAGTCAACCGTACAAGCCTACGCGTGGGACATGGAAACCAACGTCCGGCAGGAAAAGACGTTCCAGGTCCGGCATGAACGCTACACAAAAAGGGGTAGCTACAAGCTGGAGGATCCCCGTGACATTTACGAGATGACCGCCAACCAGGGGGCGCGGAGGCTGAGGGCCTGCATCCTGGGTATCATTCCCGGCGACGTAATCGAGGCCGCCGTTATCCAATGCGAGCAGACGCTAAAATCAAAGGCGGACACATCGCCGGAGGCCCTCAAAAAACTGGTCGAGGCATTTGGCGGGTACAAAGTCACAAAAGAGCAGATCGAGAAGAGGATTCAGCGTCGCCTCGATACGATCACCCCAGCGCAGTTGATCCAGCTGCGGAAGATTTACAACAGTCTCAAGGACGGCATGAGCGCCCCGGCGGACTGGTTTGAAGCAGTGCCGGAGCAGAAATCGTCGGAGGGGGATACAGGAGCCTCCCTGAAAGATAAGGTCAAGGCAAAGATCGATGCAGAAAAGAAAGAGGGTGAACAGGCATGAAAATAATCGCAGACAAGACAATCCAGGAGGCGGCGCAGACGATAACCGATCTGCTCACGTCCTATCACGCCAATATCGATAAGGCCCTCAGGGGATCGGACAACGGCAGGGTCCGGGTGTCCATGGGTATCGTTTTTACCCCGGATGAGGCCGAGGTGTCGTTCTCGTTTGTCGGAGAGAAAATCAGCATCAAGACGCAGATGAAAAACGTGCAGGCGGAATTGCCCCTGCAGAAGCCCCAGGATGCGGATCGAGTCTACAGGATGGATGGCAATGCGTAATCAGCCGGATGGTGGCCCGAAAAGGCGATACCTGGACAACGACAGAACGCCACTGCAACAGAGAATAATTGAGGCATCCGAGCGGCACCCCGAATTAGATAAATCTCAGATTGCGGAGTTGGTGGGGTGTCAGATTCAGCACGTGTACCGGACGCTAAAAAGATTTGCTCTCGGCACGTTGATACGGCCAAGAAGAGAGCTGAAACGGCGGGAAAAGAAGTCTGGCAGCTACACGATCAGGCCATGCCTCCGCTGCGGGAAGCCTCACCGCTCGGAACATTTCGGCGACCGCCTCTGCCCATCCTGCAAACCAAGCTCCGGTGAAATCTGCTGCGACGAATACAGCGTCTATCTGGATCACACGCCTGTGGGGATGCGATGAACTGCCGGGACTACACACCCTCCGAACGGATGGGACGCACCCGCCCGATCTGCCGATACTACCAGGACGGGGGGACGTGTAGCAAGCCCACGTATTTTCTGTGTGTCGAGTGGGTGGCTAAAAAATTGGACGGGAAGATCGTTAGAGTGGAGGAGAGGAAAGATGAGCTTACCTGAACCCTATTACCACGACGAGAAGTACGGACTGACAATATACCACGGTGATTGCCGAGAGATATTACCGGAGTTGCCGAAGGTTGATTTGGTGCTGACTGACCCGCCGTATGGGATAGATTATGACCCCAAAATGTATAGCAAGTGGGATGGAAGTGATAATGAATGGGACAAGATTGTTAATGACCTGGAGATGATAGATTATCATTTTTTATTCTCATTAGATAGCAGAACAAAGGTTGTGTTTGGTGCTGAAAATATCCTTAGTTTTGTTCCCCATCGTGGACGATGGATATGTTGGGATAAGAAACTATATGAGAAAAACGATTCCTCCATCGGTAGTCCCTTTGAAATCGCATGGGTGGATGTTAATACGGGATTTTATAAAATGTATCGTGTTCTTCATAACGGAGTAGTTAATGCTGATAGTGTCAGG